TCATAATGTATGTCCTGTTTCATTAATTTATAAGACTATTATACCATAGGTAACGGTAGTTGTACACCTTTATTTACATTTTATTTAGATCGTTTTGTTATTAGAAAACCATTCTATATAACCAAATTAGGCTACCTCAGCTCCAATCTTTTGCATTAACACTTTATTTGTTTTCTTAGATTTTGCAAACTTCTTAAAGTCTTTACCTATAGACTTAGTATCTAATGGATTGAATTCATCAGCTACAGTATCTAATTCACCATCTCCACCTTTGAGCATATAGTAAGTGTTGTAACCATAGACATCTTTAAATTCAACACACTTGTACTTTTTATATTCTTTAGCAGCTTGCCGTTTAGCCTCAAGTGTTTCGACATAGGTATCTGGGTTCTTATCCATTTCAATACCAACAACTCTGTAGTTAAAATCAGAACTTCTTGAAGCAATGAAGAATCCTATCGTATTCGCATTATAAGTCTTACGAATATTATCTAATAAATCGGTTGTCATAGATTTACCAGTACGAGTATCAATAATCTTACCACCAACTTGGACTTTAATAGCCGAACCGTCGCGAAATGCCGGTGTAGTCTCCATAGCATTTGTCTTATTACGAGATGTGTATATTCTATTTGCATCGCCATCAGTGATAGTAACAAAGTTTAGCTTTTGCACTTGATGTCTATTAACAAACTTCTTAACAACATCGTTCATAACCATATAAGCTTGATTAAGAGGAGTTGAACCATATTCTTCACAAGCACCTATATATTCTCTAGGATTAAATATGCCTACGCCTCGAGGCATTTTCCCGTCTTTGTGATGGTCACTAGATATATCAATTATACCAGCAGTGACAAGACGTAACGTTAGGTTATATACAGCTTCATCAAAATCCTTTTTATTCAAATCAGAATTAATCAATTCGATAAGTGACATATCATCGGAATCCATACAACCGGTTCGTGTTTGTTTCTTTTCATACGAAGTAGTAAAGGCATGCACACTAAATGGAATATTAACAGATTTACAAAAGGTTATTAAGTGTAGAGTCTGCTGAATAACATTAGCGAGAACACCATGCATAGAACCGGAGTAATCAACTAAGAGCATAAGACCATGACTCTTAGCATCAGCCATTTGAGTAACACGTGAGAATATGTCTTCATCGTACTTATAAGAATATAGCTTATCAACATTGATTGAACCAGTTTTTGCAGTTGATGCTCTCTGCCATTGATAAGCAGCTTTCTTCATTTCAAATTCTCTTACTGCAGGTTGTACCGCTTTCTTTACATCTTTCATATACAATGCGCATTTAGCACGAACATTGTACGTTACTTCTGTTTTTTTCCAATTATTCAGTCCGCGTGATCGTGTCTGCTCTCTGTATTGCTTAAGTTTAGCGTATGGTATAATCATTCGATCTCTTTCTGCCTGATTATAATCATTGAGTAATAATATTTGTCTACCATCTTCGTTTACGTCAAGTAATTCTTTTTCGTTAGATCTAAATAACTCATCAGTCTCAGAGATCTCTTCATGTTCGTCATGAATAGGAGCTGCAGGAGTAATGTTGCCACTTTCTTCCTTTTCTGATTCGTCCTCTTCTAAAGATTCGTTTGTGTCTTCACCATCTTCGTCTACAACAGGTGATTCATCATCAAGTTCTGATTCTGGTTCTGATTCGTCTTCTTCTGATTCGTCTTCTTCTGATTCGTCTTCTTCTGATTCTGGTTCTTCTGATTCAGATTCTGATTTGATTTCATCCGGCTCTTGATCATCATGGCCATTGTTGTCATCACTATCGCCATCAGTAGGTTGTTTATCTTCTTGCTGTGGCTTTTCGTTATTATCATCTTGTTGCTCTTTCGTATAAGCAAGGATTTTCTTTACTACAGTACATACATCAGAGAACGTTTTAGTGTTCAATGATTCATTAAATAATTCAAGCTCTTCATCATTAAATGGTACATCAATTAAATCAACGAGCTTAGACTTAAGGTTAATCTTATCGATCAACTTCATAGTAGCAAAGTCATGATCCTTACCGAATAACTCTGTATCGAATAAGACTTTGTAACCACGTTTGAATGAACGAATTAGTCCAGGATATGCTTCACGAATTAATCTTTCGATTCGAATATCTTCTACAACGTTAATGTACGATCGAGGACAACCTTTGATTTCTTCATTTGAATCATGTAGTCCTTCTAATGGAGTGTATAAGGCATGACCTACTTCATGACCTACTAATAGATCATATACGTCTTTACCTCGATCCTTCCATATAGGCAAACCAAGTACACGGTTTTGTACATCAAACCAAGCAGTATGATAATTGCCATGTTCAACAGTTAGATTCTCTTTAGCGAGTAATTTAGCGAGTAATGGATTTACTTGATACATTGTATGTACTCCTTGATAATATGGGTATATTATATCATAGGTAGACGTAGGAGTACAACCTTTTGTGTGTTATATTAAGACTGTTTTGTTATAAGAGTTATAACTTTTGGTTATATGCACGAGAGTGAATCAGTAAGTGATACCCCTTGGTTCATGATTTTAGGAGGCCTCTCGTGACAGTATACTATTTAACCTTTGAAAAGTTCCTTTCTTTGATGAATTCGATCTTGGATCTGAACTTATTCTCTAAAACATCACCTTTATGTGAGATAATGAACACATTTGAGCCATCTTCAAGGGTATCTAGGATCTTTGTAAGGGAATCTACCCCATCAACGTCTAAACTAGAGTCAAATGTCTCATCCAGAATCAATAGATTAGTGGCTGCAGAGTTTTTCATTTTAGCTACCTGTCGCCATGTAAACAGCAAAGATAAATCAATACGTTGTTTCTCTCCTTCAGAGAATGAAGCATAGTTGAATGCATCTCGATGACGAGATTTGATTGTCTCATTAAAGCTTTCATCTAAATGGAATGCTACAAAGAAGTCCAACACTTGTAGGTATTGATTGATCATCTTGTTCATGACTGGTAGATATTGTTTAATCACTTTAGTTTTGATACCAGTATCTTTAAGCATCTCACCAATGACTTCATTATATGTTCTTTCTTCAAGGTACTTTAGTTTACGTTCAGTAAATGAATCCTTTGACTCACGGAATTCATCACACTCAACCTTAGCTCTTTCAAGATCACCATTCTGACCAGATAACGAATTGATTTCCTTTTGAGTCTTATCGACTTCACTTTGTAAGACAGCGATCTTTTCATTGTTTGAAAGAATTTGACCTTGCTTTTCTTTTAACTCATTAAGACTATCTAACACTGAGTTAATAGAGATATTCAAATCATTCATAGCGACAGCAGCTTTTGCCTTATCAGTTTGAATCTGAATAGCATTCTGTTTTAGCTCTTCTTGTTTCTCAGTCTTCTTATCTTGGCTTATGACTTGATCACATGTAGGACAATCATCATGCTCTTCATAGAACTTTGAATTCTTTACAAGATGTGTAATATCATTCTTATACTGTATATCCTTAGACCTTAATGACAACAAACGATCGTTTAGTTTCTCATAGGTTTTACTATATCCAGTCATACGATTAGTAAGACCCTCACCAAGCTCTCTAGATTCATTAAATGTTTCATCAATAATCTTTTTATATGCACTAATGTTTTTACGCTTATCATCGATTTGACCTTCATTCAATGATTCTAGATTCTTTATATACTTATTTTGAGTAGCGATCTTACTGTTCACTAAATCAATATGATGAGATATATCTTTAATCTCTTCTTTGATCTTGCCATTACGTTCTCTTAGTAGACCATTCATCTTACTGAATATGTTAATATCCAATAGATCTTCGATTACATCTCTACGAGTGTGCGAAGGTAGTTGCATAAATGGAATAAAAGAACTTGACCCAAGTACAACAACCTGATGAAACGATTTATGATTCAGTTTCAGTATGTTCTGTTCAAGGAACTTCTGATAATCACGTGCACTCGAAGACTGATTAATAAGATTACCGTTCTGATAGATTTCAAACTTTCCAGGCTTAATTGCCCTATGAATTTTAAAATCAGATGCACCAATCTTAAACTCTACTTCAACCACACAATGTTTCTTATTAATAGAGTTGATCAACTGATCTTTCTTAATATCCCTATGTGGTTTACCAAAGAGACCAAACGATAACGCATCAAGTAAAGTAGATTTACCTGCACCATTTTGACCAACGATTAGTGTAGTCGGACTTCTATCGAATTGAATCTCAGTAAATTCATTACCAGTCGATAGAAGATTCTTCCATCTACATAATTTAAAGTGTATCATACAACCTCAATGTTTTGTGCTTCGGTATATAGTTCCCGTAGCTTCATTTTAATATTATCTTTATCTAGATCTGTTTCAACCGCATCAACATACGTATCAAGCAAGTCCTTTGTATCTTCCAAAGAGACCTTATCATCATCAACACTTGAACCAACAAACTCTTCAAAGTTCTCAGCGATCTTTAATTCATGTAACTCAATGCTCTGCAATCGATCAATGAACTTATCAAACTGATACAAGTCTGTCTTATTGACAACCAATACTTTGATAAACTTATGTCGATATTGCTCTACATCTATACTATTATAATCTATTTTCTCGTCATTGTACACTATTTTTTCAAACATTGTAATAGGATTACGTACAGGAGTTATCTCACGTGTTTCAGTATCAAGTATGTGGAAGAACTTAGGATCATCAACATCACTCCAAGTAAACTCCATTTGAGAACCAAGATAGTGTACATTACCTTTATTTGATTTCGTATGGAAGTGACCTGACATGACCATTTCAAATCTCTTAAATAAATCAGCCGTCATACCGTGTGGATTAGGCATGCCTTTATACATGTCAAATCCTAATAACTCTAAATGGGCACCAAGCATAGGAGCTTTACAGTTGGCAATAAAGTCGGTGTACTCTTTATAATTAGCGTTATTAATCCACGGTACGACAGCTACACCTAGACCGTCATAGTCCAACACAGTTGGCTTCATTATGATATTTACGTTTGTTGTAAAGTAACCAAGTAACTCTTTAAGAGAACATAGCTCATTGGTATTCTTATAGAACACATCATGGTTACCAGGAATAATATCCATAGTGATACCATTATCTCTAAGTGGCTCTAAGAATACTTTACGATTCTGATTCAAAGCTTTAAAGTTAACAAACTTCCTATGTTCATAGTAGTCACCAAGATGCAATATATTCTTAATGTTATGTTCTTTCAAGTAAGGAAAGAAGATCTCAGAATAGAATCGTTCTTGATAGTTTAAGAATATATCTGATGAGTTACGTACACCACAATGCGTATCGTTTAGAATAGCTACTTTCATTATTATACCATAAATAGTTCTAGTTTCTTTGCTGTGGCTTTCTCTTCCTTAGCAAACTGTTTAACTGCTTCATCTTTCGTTTTGATTTGATCGATGCGACCTTTAAGCTGATCAACATATGCTCTCGTATCAGATGCAGCTTGAGGATCCATACCCATATCCATAAAATCTTCAACACCCATACGTTCAATGAATCGATGCTTTATATCTTGTTGCTTCTTCTCTTTCGTGATACGTCGAATGAAAGCAAAGAAACAAATCTGAGTAAAGTATGAGAATGCATTAGGGTTACCAGTACGAGTAGCAGTTTCAATCTTATAGTTACGAATAGCTCTTAAACAGTTTTCAACAGCATCCATTACCATCTCATCTCGATATGTGTACCGAACAAAGTTCGGTCTGTGAGACAGTCCTTCGGATATCTTCATAAAGCATGTTGCAATATAATCAGTAACCTTTGGTGGTACTTGATCTTTTTCAATTGCTTCATTGACTGATTTAACGTAATCGACAACAGCATAAGAGAATTCTCTATTGTTTACGTAATGGGGTTTTTCTTTTGGTTTTAGTTTTTTAGTCATATATTATCTCCGTAAGAGTATATTATAACATAGTTTGCTGCAGATGTACACTATTAAAATAATTTAAATAAAGGTGTACATTTGTGTGAAAGTGTGTTATAATAATATAGTTAACCGGGGAGGCAGGAGTATACTAATTTTAATGTAGTGTATCGGTTGTATCTGGTATCAGATTAGGAGTATCATCTTCGTATTCATCTTCATATGGATTATCAAGGTAGGCATCAGCAGCTTTATCTAGTTGTACTGAAAACTTAATGTATGTTTCTTTTATTGAATCAGCAACAATAGCATGTGCAACTACCATCGATTTATCGATGGTGAACGTATTACTTAAAGACAGATCAAACCATGGTACTAGGTTGAATGCATCAGTTTTAATTGGATTTACGATTACTTTAAATGGTCTGTCAATCATATAGTTTGTTTCATTAATCGATTCTACTAGACCAATAATCTCATCACCATTCATAAGTTTAAATTGACGTATATTCACATCGGCCATCACTTTTTCAACATCACTCATATTTTAATCTCATATACTTTGTATTTAAACTTCTCTTTACTATATATCTTTATTCGTTCTGCTGCATGATTTAACGTATAATTCTTTTTGTTTTTCCAATGTAAATCATCAGCTATATCAAATACCTTCGTAGCTTTACCATCCAATGACTTACGTAGTCCTCTACCAATCGATTGAAGTACTCTTACTTGAGACTTCGATGGTGAAGCAAAGATTATATTGTTTAGTCTTTTTATATTTATACCTGTAGAAAACGTACCAACTGAAGCTACGATTATTGCATCGGATTCTCCTTCAGTAATAGCTCGTATGTTCTCTCTATCATCTACTCCAGTCTCACCAGATACATAGAACAGTTTACGATTGGTTCTACCCATCTCTTCTAGTTTCTTTCTAAGCATATCATGTAATGGTTTACCATGCTTATCGACATACTGAAAGAGTATAAGAGTATTACCATCTTGATCTAATGCTAGGTTTGATATAAACTGATTACGAGGATCATGTCTTACAATGAAGTCCATCTCTTCTTGATACTTAACCTTTGAGATTTGTTTACAATATTCATCAGCATACTTTAATAACAATACAGATACGTTTAAATCAGCCAAGTCCTTTGAATCAATCAAAGCTTTAGTTGTGGTTACCTTATGTACTGGGCCAAACAAACCTTCTAATACTAATTGATGAGTCTGTGTTCCATCTAATGTACCAGTTGTACCAATTCTATATTTAGCATTACAACACTTTTCGAGTATGGATGTTAGAGATTTAGCTTTAAAGTTATGTGCTTCATCACCTATGACCATACCATAACCTTCAAACCATGGTGCACGTTCCTTATATATCGATTGCCATGTACTAATCACTACACGCTGTTTAATGCTATATTTCTCTTTACCACCATAAATCTTATGACAGTTCTCTTCAACGTCCCATTCATCATATTGACTATAATCAGCAAAGTCAGAATACATTTGTTCAACCAAAGAAGTAGTCGGAACAATCAGTAATATATTACCTTCATCATATGTGTTTAGATAATATCGTATTGCCATGTATATAATGAGTGACTTACCAGAAGCTGTCGGAGAAAGTAATAATGATTGTCTATTACTCAAAGCATGTTCTAACGCATCTTGCTGATATTGCCTTGCTTCAATCTTAGCACCACCAGCAGTAAGGTGCAACTCGTTTATTAAAGCAGGTACATCGATATTCTGAATTGTATCAGGTCTACCATACGTAAAGTTATCTTCGACTACTACTTCATAATCTCGAGCAGCAGCAAACTCGTACATATACTTAAACAGTCCACTATACAGTTGCTTCTTACGTGTATCGAATAATCGTATCTTACCGTCCCACATACGATTCTTATATGCAGGCATAAACTTATATCCCGGAACGAAGAAACAGAAATGATCTGCTAACTCCATTTCAATTCCGGGATCAGTTTGTATATTAATGAATACGTGATTCTTTTTCGATACAGTTATTCTATCCATTACACTCCACTCGTAAACTTGTGCCACTCAATCATGTTTTTGATATTCTGATGACGCCACTTGACATTCTCTAAGATTTCTTTTAGAGTTCTATCAACTTCTTCGAGGTATTCGATTTTAGATTGTGCTTCTTGTATGACAGGATCAGAGTCATAGAATTTATCCATATCTCCTTTCAGTACGGTAAGACCTTTAAGTGGATCATAATCCCAGCCAAGATCATCCATCTCTTGTTTAGATAGTTTACCATTATAGTGTAACCACTTATTTTTAAGCAACACTTTGAATTCAGCATCACGTCGTCTTAACGTAAGCTTATTGATACTCATAATCTCTAAGTATTTGCCGTGTAGTTTTGCTGAATCTCTGGAAGACTCATCTAATTGCATTTCATCAATAACGCAATCTTTCTGCCACATTTCTAGAATGGACTTTAAATCAATCATATAGTCGTAACCTTTTCAATCAGTGTTATATTATATATATGTTCTATTTTATCTCAAAATAACTATACTTAAACGTTACTTCAGCAGTAAGATATTCAACATCACCTTTCGTATCAAACTGTACACCTGATAATGAAGTAGGGAAGATATCTTTAAATTGTATTTCCTTTGCTTTATTATTATGTGAATTTAGTATGATAAGAGTTGCATCTGACATTGTTTCATTCATTTCAGTCGTACCATTTACTATACCATGCATCCATTCGAATGTTTCAATATAGTTTTCCATGTCTTCCGTAACGCTGAATGTCACTGTAAAATCTTCAAACTCTATACGATCTCCAACAAATCCAATATTAGCACCTCTATATGGTGTTAAAGCTTCACCCATACTAATTCCAGGCAAGGCCGCAGCAGTACAAAAGTATTCTAAGTTAGGGTACTTTTTATAATCAATCTTTAATTGAAAGCCAACAGGGCTTAAAAAGTTTTTGTTTTGTGTAACTGGCATAATTAATCTCCGTTATAACTTTATTTATACGCAAAAAAAAGAGGATCCGAAGATCCCCTTTTCTAATTTACTTCGAAGAAGCTATTATTGGTTATACACCAACAACAATACTACGACGGAAGTAAGGGTTGGCACCAACTGCACCAATACCAGCTGCATTAGCTGCGAAAGGATTTTGTTGTAGACCGTAACGAGTCTTGAAACCAATTTTAGGTTGGAACGTAGTAGCATCAACAGCTTTAAGCATAGTTAATGGAACGTATGGGCAGTAGTAAATACCTGCGTCATAAGAGTTCGCACCTTTATAACCAACAGTAGCATAGTCGTATGTTGCATAAGCATCAACATAAACTTTCATACCATTTTTCAAAGTACCAGCGAAAGTGTTACCAGCATTATCAACTGAAAGATCACCACCAGTAATAGCAGCACCGTAAGCTAAAGAACCAGCAGCACTTAAAGCAGAAGCAACTGAACTTGAGCAGATAAGGAAGTTACCTTTACCACGACGAGTTTCTTTAGCAATGATATTAGCTTCTTGCTCTAAACGGAAACCAAGAGCTTGGAAACGCTCTGCTTGCCATCGACCACCACCAGTATCAGCATTCGTTGCATTAATGGTAAGAATACCAGCAACTGCACCAGTACTACCTACTTTAGCAGTTTCGTTAATGTTACGGATAACTTCACGGTTGATTTCAGCAAGGATTTCAGCAGAAAGGATATTAGCCAATTCAGCTTCAGCGTCTAGACCATGTACAGCTTTAAGATCTTGAGCCAATTCCATAGAGTATTCAGCTTGTAAAACACGAGTTTTAGCTTCTACACTTACTTTTTCAACAGTGAAACCCATACCAGCTGGAGCTTTTTCTTCACCAGCAGCAGTAGACATACCAGTACCAGTACCACCGATTACAACTACAGTAGCTGTACCAGCGCCAGCACCAGCTGAAGTAAGAATAGAACCGACAGCAGGAATATTATTACTTGTACCAGTAAATGTATTCCACTCACCTGCAGTAGTAGAACCACTTGCAGGAGCTGTAACTACTTGTACGATGTGACCAGCAGCTGCGCCAGATAAAGTAGACAATGCAACTGCAGTAGTAACACCAGTTGCATGTTGAGCACCAGCACCAGAGAAGTCTGTATCAGCTTCGTTGAATAATGCTTCAGTATCAGAAGTAGTAACACCACCTGATTGATCATCGAAACGTGATTTCATCGCGAAGATAAGACCAGTTGGGCCAGACATTGGTTGTACACCAGCAACATCATATGCAATAAGGTTAGGCATTGCGCGACGTACTAATGAGATTAATACTGGATCTGGATTTTGAGCAGAAGCAGTAGTAGTACCTGCAACAGCTTCCGAGATTGAGTATGTACCTTGCTCAGCTTCTTGTTGAAGAGCGATTTCAGTGTTTTCTAAAAGACGAGCAGTAACTGCACGCTTCTCGTGTGACTCGATGATTGGTGCACTTTCGTGGTCCAATACTGGAGCCCATTTTTCCATAAGGACTTGATCTGATTTAAACATTTTAGTTTCTCCTATTAATGTTTATTTAATTAAATTACAGCT